GATGGAACATACACATCTGGTGGATTAGAAGCAGTTGTAGGATACGAAGGAGAAACACCTGGTGGTATCGGTTGGTACGTATCTGGTGGTCCTACTGTAACTCATACAGAATCAACTGATGAGTTCGGAGACGTTGAATTAGTAGGATACCTTGGTGGATCTTACGATAAGTTCTACGGAGAAATCTCTGGTGTAACTACATCTGATGACGACATTGACTTCTCTGCTAAGGCAGGTGTTAAGTTCGTTTTCTAAACGCATCTATATAAGATGAATCCAAGGGACTCTATGAGTCCCTTTTTTATTCTACTAAACTATTATGAATTTTACTGTTTACACACGAGACGGTTGTCCTTACTGCACTCAAATCAAACAAGTATTAGAAGGAAAAAAATATAATTATCGGGAATACAGATTGGGGGTTGACTTTCAAAGAGAAGCATTCTATAATCAATTTGGAGAGGGATCAACTTTCCCTCAAGTTGTATTAGGTGGCACCAATCTTGGTGGTTGCACTGATACAGTTCGATACCTTCGTGAAAACAACCTTATCTGATGGAAGAATTTTACGGTCTTGTTGAATCTGCTATTGATGCTGCGTTTGAAAAGAATATGTTTCTCTTCAAACCGTATAATTATTTGACTCACAGCAAGATTAAACGTAAAGAAATACAAGAGTTCATTGATAGCACAACTGCTAAGGAATTAGCATTGACTATTTCTGATCTCGATGCATATGTCAAGGGTGGATCTGACTCTTATCATCAGTTACTTCGTGAAGCATATGGGCATCTTGGTAAACCAAAAGCAAGGAAAATCTCAAAGTACTTGTCACAGATTTTGATAGATGCTCGGCAATACGAATGGTATAAGAGACCAGGTCGTAGGAAAACCTCTAAATAAAAATAGCTAAGGAGAGTCCTATGGAAATTGCACTTGTAGTATTAACAACAATCGGTGCTTTTATTCTTGGTATAACCGTCTCTTGGTTAGCGAAAGGGTACGTTGAAGATTACATCGAAAACGCTGCCTATGCAAAATCGGTCACACATCCTGAGATGTTTGATGAAGACGGTGACATGATTCATGATGAACTAATCTATATTCGACCAGACTATAGGTTCTTACATCATGAAGATGAAGATGACGATGATGATTAACAAATTATGCCTACACGATCAATTGAAAACAGTAACTCTAGGTTACTAATTAGTGAGATCCTAAGAAAGGTCTCAAATGCTAAAACTAAAAAAGAAAAAGTTGACTTGCTGAAGAAACACAACACTCCCGCACTACGTCAACTAATGATCATCAACTTTGATGAGAGTATTGTATCAGAACTCCCCGAAGGTGAGGTTCCATACACTCCTAACGATGCCCCTGTAGGGACAGATCATACTAGACTTGAACAAGAATACAGAGGACTATACAGATTCTTCAAAGGAGGAGACAATCGTCTCAAGTCTTTGAAGAGAGAGTCCATGTTTGTGCAACTTCTAGAAGGATTGTCTGCTGAGGAAGCAGAACTTTTGGTTCTATGTAAGGACGGAAAGATGGGAGATAAGTATAAGAGAATCACTAAGGCAGTAGTTTCTGAAGCATTTCCATCTATTGAATGGGGAGGCAGAAGTTGAAAGGAGTTCGAGTTTTCAAAGAAAAATGCACTCCCGATGATGCAAAAGATAAATCATTACCTTACACCGCCTATTTGGTTGAGTATAAGGTAGATGATAAACCTGCGTTTGATATTGCAATCGCAAGTAAAGCAGTAGATCTTTTTGATTATTACTATGATCTTTATAAAAAGAACTTTATAAAGTTTACACAATCAGAAGGTAGAATTAACCCTAAATTATGGAACGATCCAACACAGAAGAAAGGCAAGCGAAACAAAAGATGAGCGTCTACTTTGACCGTAGAAAAGCACTCGATGCAGAGGAAAAGAAAAAGAATGAAGAAGCAGCAAAAGCAGTTGCTAGAGTAGTTCAATTCTTTGTTCAACCTGCGATTGTTATGCTACTATGGAATTGGTTGATGCCAGGTTTGTTTGGTCTTGCCACTATTGGATATCTCAAAGCGTTTGGTTTGTATCTGATGTCTAAAATTTTATTTGGAAAGTATGAGTAAAGTATGTTTGATATCTGTAACTCCTGATGCAGAAAAAACTATCGGGTATGTTGCTAGGGTGAGTAATCCTAAAAACCAAGAGAACCCTGATGTCGGGGGTTTACTTAAGTATTGTATTAAGCACGGTCATTGGAGTGTCTTTGAACAAGCGTTCATGACTCTAGAGATTAACACGACTCGTGCTATTGCTGCTCAAGTCCTAAGGCATAGGTCGTTCACATATCAAGAATTTTCACAGAGGTACGCTGACTCTTCTCTACTCGCAGACAGTATCCCTCTCCCAGAACTACGTCGTCAAGACGATAAGAATAGACAGAATAGTATTGATGATGTAGATCCATTTATCAAACAGGACTACGAGTTAAAAATGCAAAGGCATTTTGTAGATGCAATGAAACTCTATAAAGAAATGCTTCACTCAGGTATTGCAAAAGAATGTGCTAGAATGGTATTGCCTCTAGCAACACCAACTAAAATGTATATGAGTGGATCACTTCGCTCATGGATTCATTACATCGATCTGCGTTCTGCTAATGGAACACAGAAAGAACATATGAAAATTGCAGAAGCATGCAAACAACATTTCATATGTCAGTTCCCAATCATCTCCAAGGCACTTGATTGGTGTCCTGATGATGATTGTAAATGTTCTGATGAAGACTACTACAATGACCTACAACCCTGTTTGAGGATAGATTAATGCCTACTTACCCAGTGATAAACAAAAAAACTGAAGAGAAAAAAGAACTCCACATGACCATGAAAGAATATGATCAGTGGAGAAAAGATAATCCCGATTGGGATAAAGACTGGCAAGCAGGTGTTGGAGGTATGACCTATGGTCAACCTAAGATGGAGGACGGATTCAAAGAAGTCATGTCCAAAGTCCAATCAGCACATCCTAAAGCGAATCTATCTCGTTTCACATAATGGCAAAAGCAAGAAAAGGAACTAACTCTCCTAAAACTTTCCCCAATGGTATGTCGAGGAAACACATGAAACGTAAGAAACCTATCGACTCATCATACATGACAGAGGTTAAACCTCTGACAGATAATCAGACACTAGCATTTGCTCAGTATGCTGAAGGTAAGAACTTGTTACTACACGGTGCTGCAGGAACAGGTAAAACTTTTATTACTTTATATCTTGCTTTGCAAGAAGTGCTTGACGAAAACACAGCGTATGATAAAATATACATTGTAAGGTCTCTAGTTCCTACTAGAGAGATTGGTTTCCTACCAGGTGACCATGAAGATAAATCTGCACTATATCAGATTCCATACAAAAATATGGTAAGGTATATGTTTAGTATGCCTGATGACAACTCCTTTGAAATGTTATATGATAACTTACGAGCACAAGAAACTATTTCGTTTTGGTCTACTTCTTTTATTCGTGGAGTCACTCTTGATAATGCTATTGTTATTGTCGATGAGTTCAGTAACTTAAACTTTCATGAGTTGGATTCTATGATTACTCGCATAGGTGAAGACAGTAAAATTATGTTCTGTGGTGACATCACCCAGTCTGATCTTACACGAGAGAATGATAAGTCTGGTATCTCAGACTTTATAAAAATTCTACAGGAGATGAATGAGTTTTCATGCATTGAGTTTGATATCAATGATATCGTTCGCTCAGGACTTGTTAAGTCTTATCTCTTGTCAAAATATAATCTTGGTTTCTAATGTTTAAATTCGTTGATGTTGGTAATATTTCAGTTGAAGTAGAACCAGTGAGTAAAGATGGAGTACGTTTCTATCCTATTCCTGGTGCGGATAAATATTATCCAAGCGTAACCTCAATCACATCGTTTAAGAACGCACAGTTTTTCAAAGATTGGAGAACCCGAATAGGTGAGGACGAGGCGAATCGCATCACTGCTAGAGCAACTCAACGAGGAACAGCATTTCATAACATTGCGGAAGATTATTTCAAAGGTGAATTAAACCTTGACAGATACTTGGAAAATACTCCATTGTCTGTTAGAATGTTTCAATCAGCAAAGTCTACACTAAACCGAATCAATAACATTCATTGTCTAGAGACATTTCTCTATTCACACTATCTTGGTTTAGCAGGTCGAGTAGATTGCATTGCTGAGTTCGATGGCGAGTTGGCAGTGATCGATTTCAAAACGTCCACTAAAGAAAAAAAGGAAGATCATATCGAGAACTATTTTGTTCAAGAAACTGCATACGCAGCGATGTTCCTAGAACGTTCAGGAATTGAGGTCAAGAAAATTGTCACACTTATCGCCACTGAAGAAGGATCTATTCAAGTATTTGAGAAGTACAATCTTGATGACTATTTACAGTTACTTAAAACCTACATCGAAGAATTTGTTAGGGGAAGACATGCCTAAAGAAAAACTTGAGGATAAATTTTTAACACCTACCAAATTCTCACAAGAGATTGAACGGTTAGTTAAGAAAAGTAATGGTCTCATTACATATATTGAAGCAGTAGTTACATACTGCCAAGAGAATGAGATCGAGGTAGAGACAGTTCCCAAACTGATTTCTAAACCGTTGAAAGAACGTTTGCGTCACGAAGCACAACGTTTGAATTATATGAAAGCATCTTCTAAAGGAGTATTACCACTGTGACAGGGTTTGAAGTGTATAAGATGTATCTTTCACTCAAACAACACTTCACTAAACCAGACTACGATTACTACAAATATAACGGAAAGGTACGTGCGAACGAAAAGTCATTTGAGCAAAGGCAAGACCGTTATTTTTTTAAAAAGTTAGCGACAAAACATACAGGAAATAAACTCTTAAATTATTTTGTCGCTAATTTTGTAGACAATCCTAAAGGATATCTCAGATCATTTAGTGAGGATACCTATAATAAATGGAGAATACATCAAGAGTCTTTCACTTATAAATTTAAACAAGATGTAAATCTTTTACTCGATGATTATGAGTTTCCATATCAGGAAGCATTTGATAGAATGTTCATAGTCACTTCTGGTCAGCATCCAAAAATCATGAGACACTATCTATCTGGAGAGATCTCATTAGAAACATTGGTTGTATTTGAAACATGTTTAGGGTTCGTTGAAAATTTTGATAAAACTTTGTCAGATCCTATCTGGAAAGATACCCGAATGAAGGTCATGAAGTATAAACCATTTCTAAAATTAAATTGTCAAGAGTATAAGTCGGTAATCTTAGATACTATTAAAACAAAGTTATGAGTAAATTTTTCGAGTCACAACAAGTCCAAGAAGATCTACAATCAATCTTTAATTTTTACAAAGAAATTTCAGCAGAGACAGTACGTTTAGGAATCATGGATAAAGAAGAGAAACTAGAACACATTGAAGATTGTAAAGCACTTATTGATAAACAAAAGACTTTCTATACAAGGTTGTGTCTAGCATCTAAAGAAGATAAAGAAGCAGCAGACATGAAGAACAGAGTCAATGCTTTAACTAGTGCGTTTGGATATGAGGACCTAATCGAGTGTATGAATGCAATGGTTGCTACACTAGAGGCAGCAGCAAAGAGGGATGATCTATGAAAATCAATATGATATCTGATGCACTTAAGATAGAATTAAAAGATCTTATCAATGAGGTTTTAGATGAGAGAGAACTTCAGAAAAAACTAGACGGTCCTTATGACTTTCCAGAAGATACTGATTGGCAACCAGAAGATGATGGTCTTGATTATGAAGTAAATTACTATGGATAAGAAGTTAAAAGATTTTATAGAGAAATGGAAGAAGCGTTTACGTTTCCCCAAAATGCCACCACCACCAAGTTGCCCCGCATAAATTATGGAATTCATTAGGTCGTATGAGAACACTCTAAGTGATGAGTTGTTATCAAATTTAATTATGTTAGCGACCAACCAAGTTACTTGGAAATCAAATCGTCATAACAATCGCACTGACAAACAGATGGCGATTGAACCATTCTGGCCAGACCTAGCATCTGAGATCA